GGAGCATTCTGGATCAACATGTCTAAGATCTCAAGATCGATCTCAAGAGAGATGTGCTCAGAAAGAAGACCTGTCAATTCAGCCTCAGCATCAAGTGAGTGGTAAGCATTAAGGTCTTGAGCGAACTCAGGAGTCCATTGTGCTTTCAACTTACGAGTTTTAGCAGAGATAGTCTGGCTCTTCATTTGTACGTTGATCTCTGGGATAACGATTGAAGTAGCAGATTGGTTGTTTGGTACAGATGGAAGACCAGAACGATCTTCGAAATCACCACGGCTGTTGAAGTCAGTCTGCTTGTTATAGTTAACTACATAAGTAAGAGCTGTTGCATTAGATGGAAGAGCCTTATTTACATAGAAGTTAACAAACACACCAGCAGCAGAGCTAGAAAGTGCAGTGAAAGCCTGAAGGTTATCAGCAGCTAGAACTGTAGAACCAGAAGTGATGATGAAAGCACGTACGCCATCTTGATTCAATTGAGAATCGATAGATGATGTAGGAACAGTCAACTTAGTGATTGTCTTACTTACGATAGACGCAGAGTAATTAGAATCAAAATTAACTTCAGCCCATGTTGCAGAAGCAGAAGTAAATGTAGCTACAGAAGAAGATACAGAAGAGCTGAATTGGTTAAGAGAATAACCAAAACGACCAGATCCGTAAAGAGCTCCTTCAGCAAGGTTACCGAAGTTAGCACTTGGAGTACCATATACTGAGTTACCAGCAGCGAAAGGCGGCTTGTTGTTACCGTATTGGAAATCCAAATAGAATACTAGACCAGCAGGAAGGTTCATTGGCTGAACGCTAACGAACTCTTTAGCAGCGATTTGTCCGAAGATCTTACGAACTAATGGAAGAGCAACACCAGCCCACTGCTCACCTGTACCTGGAGTAAAGGTTGCACCGCCTGGATAAGCTGTATTACCGTTAGTAGTTGTAGATTCAACAACAAGCTGCTTAGCTTGGTTTTCAAGAATTACGGCCATGTTGTTGGCATCGTAATCTTTAAGGCCTTCAAGAAGACCAGACTTTCCCCACTTCTTAGCAAGCTTCTGAGCAACACCATGTTGATCAGCAAAAGCTGTTTGAGCGGATTCAGTCAAAAGGGATTGAACTAAATTTGCCATTTTTAAAAAATGTTTGGTTTAAATTATGATTTTTTAATACCAGCAAGTGTCTGCCAACGGTTAATAAATGGATCAGCGTCCACGATATTAGCTTTTGGAGCAACACCAGCTGCTTGTGATGCAAAACCAATTGATTCTTTAAGTTGTGCTTTCTTAGTTTCATTGAAAGACTCTTTCAAAGTTTCGTAAGTGTTCTTAACTTCAGCAACAGATGAAGCGCGGTCAAGAGCATTGATTACTTTTACTTTTTGAGATTCAGTCAAAGACTTAGATTTGAACAACTTGTTCATGTAAAGGTACTTTGCGTTAAGCAAATTAACCTCTTGTAGATCTTGACGAAGGGCTTCGATAGTAGCTTTAGCTTCTTCAAGCTCTTTTTCCTTACTATCTTCTTCCTCGTCTTCTTTTTTAGCTTTCTTCTCTTCTAACTCTGGGTAGATTGGAGTGTCATGTCCATCTGAATGACCTGGGTCACGATGTGCAGCATCTTCCATACCTTCGTTTTCAAGTTCAGCTAAGATCTCTTCAAGAGTAACTTCGGCTTCAGCTTCAGAATCAGCGTCTGCTTCATCAGAAGGTAGATTCATGTCAGTTTGACCAGCCATTACAGACTGTAGAACTTGCTTTAGATCTCCTAGAGTGATATCAATCACTTTAGTCTCATCATCAACAACTTCTTCACCTTCAGCATCTTCTTCCTCTTCTTCAGACTCCTCTTCTTCTTCCTCTTCCTTTTCTTCCTCTTGTTCAGAAATGTTTTCGTCTAAATTAACAGACTCTTCCATTTCACCCTCTTCTTCCTCCTCTTTTACAGGAGTAGCTTCTTGGGCAGTAAGCTCTTCGAGTTGTGCAAGAATCTCTTCTAGCTCAGCCTCGTTGATGTCATAGCTTTCTTCCATCTCAGGCTCATCAGCTTCTTCGATAGATTCTTCCATGCCATCTTTCTTTTCTTCTAGCTCTTTCTCGATCTCTTCAACCTTTTCTTCTTCAAGCTCTTCTACTTCATCAAGCTCCTCAGACAACTTCAAACGAAGCATCTCTTGGATTTTTGGTTCGAAAGCTTCTTCTAGAGCGGCTTTAGCGTTAGCAACAGCACTAGCTCTTAAGGCTTTAGCATCGAGAATGGCATCTTGGTAAAGATTGCTCATTTCAATAAAATGTGTTTCGGGAATTGCTAATTAGATTGGTAGCAATATAAGGATTGAAATATACTAGCAAGACATTAGATAATCTTGCATATGCAATAAATATCTAGTATATATCGAAAAATACGTAAACTCGAAAATATTTTTACTCGTTATTGATCAAGTGTTGGGCAAAACCCTCTATAGATCCACCTTGTGGTAAATAACGTTGCATAATTTCTTCACTAGAAATATTATTATTCAAGAAGTCTACCATAGCATCTACATCTTTTGATTGTACAATAGAATAGTACTCATCAAAGTTAGCATTATCATCCATGAACTTATCCATATTCCACTGCGCTTCTGCATATTCTTTTTCGCTAACCTCTGGTTCTGCTACGTTTTCTTTTAATAGACCTGCGATTTTCTTTAACCTTTGGATTTCTTGAAGTTGTTTCATAGTTTATTTAGTTATGCAGCAAACGCCTGATTGTGAACAGATAATTTCTGAAATAAGATCATGTACTCTTGAGCTAGGCTGACTAATTGTATAGTCTTTTGACTCTCTTAATCCAGCAACTGGCTTCATATAAGCACCATATGTTGATGGTGTAGATACAAAGTCCCAGCAAATCAAATCAAGATCATCTTCAACTTGAACTAAACCTTCACCTATTGGTGTAACTGATCCCATAGCTCTTGATGAGATACCTACAGTAATATTATTCTTGAATAACTCTTTTAATATGTTTCCTGAAGGAGTAGGTAATATTTCAATATCACCATAAAGATCTTTTCCGTCCCAATATAATTTCAAGATGTTATGACTAACATTCTTCAAGTTAATAACAGAAGATTCTGGGTGATCTAATTCACCTAAAGCGCGATTCTCAGCAATCGGGCCTTTGATATACTTGTCAACTTGCTGTCTTAATATAGCATAAGGATAAATTCTTCTGTTAGCATTAGGCTTATCAGTAGCTTGAACAAGACCAGATACAACCATATTACCATTAGCAAGACGCTTTGCTTCGGTCAAAGATTGAGGAAGCGGTTGAAAGCTATTATATTCTATTAAGAGTTGCTTACTCATTATGATACTTTTTCTTTTGTATATTTAACACCTGCCGATCTTAAGTCAGCTTCATAGCCTGCAACTTCTGAGTCTTTTTTAAATATCACTTCTCCTCCAGCATGAAATTTAGTAGCCTCTTTTAACTTCTTTAACTTTTCTTTCATTTTCATTAAGAAGTTTTTATCGTCTTTCTTTTTCTCCATCATACCTTTTAACTTAGAAAAAGCAGCACCAAGATCAGGCTTCAAACTAGGTCTTGCTTGATCCATCTGCTTTTTAAGTCCATCAATATCAATAGAGTTGCTAAACATACCAGCATTATAGATGGCCTTGATCTTACCTTGCTCTTTCTTAAATGATTGTATTTTGATCGGCTCGTTATTATCTTTAGCTATAGCAGTATCACCTACTTTAAACTCAACACCATCAGGGTTAATTGCTCTTTGACCATCTTTATTCATTCTGTAGCTTGGATCTAATGGAGTATCCATGAATGGAGCATCAGCCTCTTGTTGCTTTTGCTTTTCTATAGCTTTCTCAATTACATTGATCTGATAGTCTTTTAATGTACCATCTTGCATTTCAACTGTAAAAGTTGAACCCATAATCTCTTTGATTTTACCAGGACCATCTGGTGTATGTATTTCAGATCCTACTGTGTGTTTCCAGTGGGTGTCTTCGTTAATCGACTCTTTTTTTTTAAGAGAACTAGTTAGCTCATCTAAAGCAGCTTCTTTTAGAGTCTTGGCCTTTTTAGTTTTATCTTTAACCTTAACTTTCTTCATTTGATTAGCCACATCATTAAGGTCACCTTTCTTAACTTCTTTAGTTTGAAGTTTAGCATCGTGCTTCTCAACCTCATCAGCATTCTTCATCATTAGATCATCGAATACATGTGGGTTTTTTTGTAGCATCTTGGCAGCCTTGTTAAGGGCTTTCATATATGAATCGTTAGTCAACTCCTTCTCTTTAGAAAGCATGTTTTGAACACCAGCCTTCAAAAAGTAAGGATTAGCACGATCAACTGCAGGATCAGCTTTAATGTTAGCATCAAGCTCACTGATAATACTCTTGTTTTTCAAGATCTTGACAGCATCGTCAAAAGATGTGGTATTAGTGATCCAAGGTAAATTGGTATCACGGCGTACTTCGTATAAAAAACGATCACGGCTGATTTCGCCACTCTTAAACTTACTATATAATTTTGCAGTTGTCATATACTATAAATATTTATCTTCCTTGTCCACGATAGTTCCTTTCTGATTTATCGTG